TGTTATGGGAGTGCATTGCTCCACTTGCGATTTTACCTTGCTCGCTCCATGGCAAAATAGTGATGCGCTTTTTGCTAACGTAGGTACGATTTCAACTAGTGCAGTTTCCGATTCTTTAGGTTTCTATGTCGCCAATCGTTGTTGTGTAGGTAATGTTGGCGGTACATTTACTGCATATAAAAATACAACTCAGGTTATTAACGTATCCAATACAGTGGGTACTTTGTATTCCGGCCCGATCGTTATTCTGGCTTATAACGATGCGAACCTGACCGGCGGCCCCGGCCCAATCTCAGGCGGCGCGTATCAAATATCCGCAGCGACCATCGGTGGATCGCTTGATGTAACTCAAGAGGGCAACTTACACGCCCGCCTCCGTACATATCTGACCGCAGTTGGAGTTCCATAATGAGCACACCCGGCCAAGGCTCCGTTCTCGGCTCGTTCACGATCTACGGCAAGGTAGACTACGGTCCGACTTTCGGGAACGTCTATCGCCCGCTCAACCAGAAACGGCTGGTGACTGCGAACGGCGCGGTTGCAATAATCCCCTTCGATGTGATCGTGGTGATCCAGCAAGATACACCGGCGGCGTTCAATCTCACCCTCCCGGACGTGGCGCTGTGGATGCGCCAGCCTTACGGCGGCTTCGATCTGATCCTCAAGAACCGGAACTTCGGCTTCGATATGACCGTGGTCCCGTTCGGCTCGCAGAAAATCGACGGGCTCTCGACGCTGGTTGTGAGCGGCGGCCAGGGTGAGGGCGCGGTCATTCTTACTCCTCTCAACGATCTGTCAGGATGGGACACGCTATGAAAAGGATAGTTCTCGCCGCTATCTTTGCTCTGCTCGCGAGTCAGGCTTTCGCTCAGTGGCAGGTACCGAATAACTCGGTACCGATTGGACGTGGACCTGGCGTTGTTGGGTTTAACGCAGTAGCGCCGGTTATCAACGGCCAGTGCCTGACAGTCGTCGGCGGTGTTTGGGCGTCAGCTGAGTGTGGCGCGGGCACCGGCATTACGACTCCATGCGCGATCGGGACACTCGTAGCTGGTGGCGGCGTTGGCGAGATTCCGCTGTGTAAAGACGTGGCGACCAATGCTCAGATGCTCGCCGGCACCTCGGATAAGTTCATCCAGGCCGGTGTACTTTGGCAGGCCGAGACCACGACGACCTACGGCACTACGACGACGTTTGACTTCGCGACGTTTAAGAATACCGCGGTCACGCTGACCGGCGATATCACGACGCAAACGCTCTCGAATGTGACGGTGGGCAAGGCCGGGTCGATCACCTTTATCCAGGATGGCTCCGGCAATCATACGACTGTCTGGAATAGCATCTTCAAGTTCTCAGGCGGCACCGCTCCAACTCTAACCACGACCGCCGCCGCCATAGACATTCTATCCTACTCCTGTCGATCGGCGACGTTCTGCCAGGCCGCACTCATGAACGATGTGAAGTGAGGAACAATGACCTCCGAAGTAAATATCTGTAATCGGGCTTTGCAAAGCATCGGCACGCGCACCACGATTGCGTCGCTGACTGAGCAGTCGGTGGAGGCGCGCAACTGCAACCTGATTTATCAGGACACGCGCGATGAAGTGCTCCAGATGGCGTACTGGAACTTCGCGCAGAAGACCGCGTACCTCGCGCTGTTGAAGAGCGCGCCGGGTACTCCCACGAACGCAAGTGCAACCGCGACTCAGTGGTCTACAGCGTATCCGGCGCCGCCCTGGCTGTACGAGTATGCGTATCCCGTCGACTGCATTCAGATGTCGAAGATTGTGCAGCAGATTCAGGACACCTACGTCGGCACGCCGTACACCTCAGGCGGGAACAACATCTACCCGTACACTGTCGGCCCCGGCGCGGGCTTCAAAGTCGCGACGGACGAGGACGCGAACGGGCAGCAACAGAATGTGATCCTCACAAATCAGTACCAGGCGATCGGCGTTTACACGAAGCGGATTATCAATCCAGGCTTGTTCGGCGCGCAGTTCGTTGAGGCGCTGGTGCAGGCCCTCGCGGCCAAGCTGGCCATTGCGCTGACTGGACAAGTCCCGCTCGCGAACACGAAGTTTGCGCAGGCGAACGCGATCATCACTCAGGCGCGCGCCAGCGATGGCAACGAAGGCCTGACCGTGATCGACAACATGCCAGACTGGATCACGATCCGCGAGGACAATGAAGGACTGTGGGGGGTTGGAGTTAACTACGTTGCGCCGCTCGGTCCGCTGTATGGGTTCATCTGATGTCGAATAATGTTATCCAGACATCCTTTGCGGGCGGCGAACTTTCACCGACACTGTACGCGCGCGTTGACCTTGCGAAGTACCACGTTGGCGCGGCACGGCTGCTTAACTTCTTCGTGGACTATCGTGGTGGCGCGAGCACGCGGCCGGGCTTCGAACTGGTTGCGCGCGCCAGAACCACTGGTGTTGAGCGCCTCATCCCTTTTCAGTTCAGCACTATACAAAACTACATCCTTGAGTTCAGTGAAGGCAATATGCGCGTCATTAAAGATGGCGGGCTTGTCTACAACACAGCCAAGACGATCGTCAGTCTGACGAACGCGAATCCTGGCGTGCTGAACGTAGTAGCCCACGGTTATTCAAACGGGCAGCAAGTCATTTTGTCCGTTGCGGGCATGACGCAGGTGAACGGAAAAGATTACTTCGTCAGCGTGATTGACGCGAACAACTTCAGTCTTCTCACCTGGAGTGGCGGCTCGGTTAACACCTCGGGCTACGGCGTGTTCACTTCCGGCACGGTCGCCTCCGTGTATGAGATCGCCTCGCCTTATCCGGCCGCCGTCCTTCCAATGCTGAAGTTCACGCAGTCCGCGGACGTGATGACGATCTGCCATCCGGACTATCCGCCGTATAACCTGACGCGGACGAGTGATACAGCCTGGACGTTCACAGCAGTTGTGATCGGTGCGGACATTGCGGCACCTGGCGCACCGACAGTCACAGTCAATCCGGCGACGGGCGGCACAACGAACTACTCGTATGTAGTAACGGCGGTGAATGCTGCGGGCGAGGAGTCCGTGGCGTCCGTAGCTGGCGGCGCGGTTAACGGGATCGATATTTCGACGACCGCAGGCTCGGTTGCGATTTCCTGGAGCGCAGTCACAGGGGCTGTAGCGTACAATATCTACAAGGCCCTGCCTGCAAGCGGCACCGCAATCCCGGCCGGGACTCTTTACGGCTTCATGACCACGGCGACCGGAAGCACGTCAGCAGTTGACACGAATATCATTCCAGACTTCACGTTCGCGCCGCCGACTCACGACGATCCTTTCGCGGGCGCGAACTACCCCTCGACCGTCACCTACGACCAGCAGCGGAAAGTCTACGCGGCCAGCACGGCGCAGCCGGAAACCTTCTGGATGAGTAAGCCGGGGCAGTTCGATAACTTCGATGTGTCGTCGCCGGTGCAGCCCTCGGACGCGATCACCGGGACGCTCGTTTCGCGGCAAGTGAATAACATCAAGTACATGGTCTCCATGCCGGGTGGCCTGATCATGCTGACTGGCGGCGGCGCGTGGCAAGTCTCCGGAGGTGCATCCGGCGCGGTGCTTTCCCCTTCTACGATCACCGCCACTCCGCAGGCCTACAATGGATGTGCTGATGTCGAGCCGCTTACGATCAATTATGACATTCTTTACGTCCAACAAAAAGGCACTGTCGTACGCGATCTCGCGTATAGCTTTTACACTAATATTTACACTGGTACTGACCTTTCGGTTCTTTCTAATCATCTGTTCACTGGTTACTCAATCACGTACTGGACCTACGCGGAAGAACCGTTTAAGATAATCTGGGCGATTCGCTCAGACGGCGTGTTGCTTTCACTCACGTACCTGAAGGAACAAGAGGTCTACGGTTGGGCGAAGCATGAGTCACAGGGCCGGTTCCAGTCGATCTCGTCGATCCAGGAGGGACAAGAGAACGCCGTCTATGTGATAGTGCAGAGGTACGTTCAAGGTCAATATATAACTTTCATCGAGCGAATGCACACAAGGCTGATGCCGTATGGCTCGGAAGATGCCTTCTTCATGGACTCGGCGCTCGAGAGTGACTTGCCGCTGGTTGCGACGGCACTGGCTGTCAGTGCGCCTGAGGGCACTGGCGTGACGTTTAGTGCTGGTGCGGCGGTGTTTAACTCCGGTCATGTTGGTTGGGTTATTCGGGCTGGTGGCGGCATTG